CCACCCTTGCGGGTGGCGCAGCGCTTTGATGCGTAAGCCCTTTCACTTACCAATGGAGGAACTTTAGCGAATGTCAAAGGCTGTCAAAGGCCTAGAAAGGCTCATCGAGCTTAAGTATGACATTGTTGTCGATTTGTATCGACAACGTGCTAAAGCTCTAGCGGTTAAGCGGAACGGGATCCTGGGCTATCTTATAGCAATTGTAGGTCCTGACTATGTAGGTTCTCTAGCATGTATGCTAGACCCCTACTGGCAGTTCGTACAATTAGGGAAGATCAAAGGGAAGAAGAGTTCTTTGCTCTCAACTCTTTGGCCTATCACTCCAGTATCGGCAAACCGGTTTCGGAAGAGATCACTCTTGCCTTCGTACCAACTGCACAATCGTTCAGTTGGACATACGCAGTCAAGAGATTGCTCTCCTTCTAAACCCGGTCAGGTCGTGGCGAAGGACAATCCACCTCTACACGGCGACATTGTGTGGACAACACAAGGTAGCCTATATGAGTGGATGTGGGATACTACGGATAAAACCCGTAATCCTAAGTCCGGAGGTCCTAAGAAGCAGGAACCCAACTTGCAGTCACAAGGTGAAATGGAGAGGTTTTCTCCTAACCTAGTGACTAATGGTTGGTCCGGCTCCTTACGTACCTACTCGGCTTCCTATCTGTCTTTGCCTTCGTGGAACCCTGAATTCCACATTAGCTGGACAGATTATAGCTCGAGTCTCGCCCCTGCTTCCGCAGCGGTTGTTACTGCAAGTGTCCAATCCTGGCCTTCTCAGGAGAAGGTCTACGCGATTGCTACCATGGCAAAGAACCTTGATAGCATGTTGGCACGTTGTGTGCCTACGCGTAGATACTTCAACTTAGGATACCAGATCGGTGAACTTAAGGATCTTCCGATGTCACTTCGGTCGACCTTAAGAACCTGGTTGGACATTGAGCTCGCCATGGGTCGCGAAGGCTTCAACAAAGCCTTTCGCGATTCCAAATGGTGGACTCGTGAGCGCCAACGCCACTTCGCCCCGTACTTACGGGACTGTGGTATTGATCGCCCACTTGATAAATCGTTGTCCGAACTTTACTTGAACTTCAAGTTTGGTTGGGCTTCGATGTATCAAGCAGTTAACAAGTTGGTATTAACTCCTCAACGCGTTACGAAAGAGGTTAACTACCTCATACGACGCAATGGGAAGTTTACCAAGCTGTCTACGACCAAACGTTGGTCGGAGCCAGCCCCCGCTACCATCCAGTGGTTGTACCCCAGTCACCCAACGTACTTTAACTTCGGAGACAGTGTATCGTCTTCCGCAGTGAGGGATGTGAGCCTACGTTGCGTTTGCGACGTTGGATTTCACTTCCCGCCGTTGAGTGTACCAGCTCTTCGTAGTCAGTTGTACTTCGATAAGCTGGGTCTGTATCCTTCTCCAGGTGACATCTATGATCTTGTCCCCTGGACGTGGATGGTTGATTGGTTTGTTGGACTCGGCGATTATATCCATCTTATGGATCGAATCAACGGATCTGATAACCTAATCAACTACGGTTTCATGACCTATAAGTCAAAAGTCAGAAACCGAGCAGACTGGAGTTATACCGGGACCTCTTCAACAAGCATTACTGTTGATGGAATCAATCATACGGATACGCAAGTTGCGAAACCGCATCTGACTGCTTACATCGATCTCAACTATGAGTTGAGGTACAGTATTGCGAGGTTGGTTGGTGTCAAAACCTACTCTGGTCAGGGGTTGTCCCTTGATCAGAGTACAATCCTAGGCTCGCTGCTTTCGCAGTTTGCCTAGTCTTGCCATGAGAGAATCCTCTCTTGTGGTCTCTTCAGCAAAGGTGACCTGTCTTGTTAGTTGATCCAATCACGGTAGCGGCTGACGCGCCGACCCCCGCATTGTCTTTTGCGGTGGTATCGTACGATGGCGAAGGCTCGACTCGTAAGGATATACCCAATGGGTATACTCTCACGTTTCGGCATTCGTCAAATACGAAAAACGGCGAGCGCCACTATATGCAACTGCAGCAATCTCTGCTTGCAACTGACCCCATCACTGGGGGAAATTCCATGCAGACAGCTTCAGTTTCTATCTCCGCATCGTTTCCAACTTTCGGTTGGAGTGGAGCTACCAAGGATGCCCTTGTCAAGGCACTCCTTGATACTCTAAACGATTCGGACGTGACCATCACGAGGTTCAATAGTTCGCTAAGCTAAGCGATTCTATTGTTCTTCTCAATTCTAGTGCGGGGACTGGGTTCTTCTGCACTTAAGGAGGTGCAATGAAGTTCTCAGTTCTCGCCCTATTATTGTTGATGGGGTGCTCATCCTTACCAGGAGGTATAACTTGTACCTACCGGGAAGGTAAGATCACCTGTGGATCTTCCGACAAGGCTATGGATCATCTAGCTCAAGGAGCAGATGATGAAAAGCCTAAACGGTCTCCTACATAGTCTCTTCGTTGATCTGAAGAGACTACATCCTCATGTTGAGGGTCTCGATCGTGATGAACTTACGATCAAGGCGCGTGTTGAAGACGAGGGCATCGGCTTTCTTGCCGTTGCCCTTCCTGCTTTCGGGAAGCACTTTGATCAAGCGCTTTCTCTTCGCAGGTTTGCTCACATTCCTGGGTTTTGTAGACACAGGAATGAGTCTCTCCCAAAATTTCTCTTGGGTTTGACTAGCTTAGTCTTCGATTCATTAACTGGGCGTCTTTTAGATAATCCTTCTGTCGAGGCTATTGTTAGCCTTAGACAGCTCTTTTATCTATTTAAGAAATTCGTGCCTAGTGATTCGAGGGATGAACTCCTCGAACGTATCGCTATGCGTGAATTTCTAGACGTCGAGTCTTCGATCAAGGAGCTTCCATGTTCCTATGCTCGAAGGCTCGAACATGTCTGCAGATTCATTCTCCAGGATCTCGATGAGTTCCAAGAGCTTGACTGCAAGCATGGCCCGGGCGCGGTCCTCGAAGGTTACACAGCGAACCAGAAGTGGGAAGCTGTATACTCTGGTCTTCTTGATTTTGACCAGCGTCTTTTGGATGCAGGTTACGATTTGCCAGCTTCATTGCTGGTTTCGTCGCCTGTATCACTGGAGACGATCGAGGATTACCCCTTCGACTCAAGTGCCCGTGTGGTCACTGTTCCAAAGTCTTGTTCGGCTTTGAGAACAATAACTGTCGAACCTTGTCTGAACCAGTTTGTTCAGCAAGGTTATAACGCGAGGTTGCGTGATTGCATATCACGTGACCCCGTGCTAAGACAGACACTGGTGCTTTCCGATCAGCGACCAAATCAAGAATTGGCGTTGAACGGATCCCGTACCGGAGACTGGTGTACGATCGATCTGAGTTCTGCTAGCGATTTACTGTCACTACAGACCGTGGTGGCGGTATTCGCTCACAGGCCCAGATTCTTAGAAGGGATTCTAAGATGTCGTACACCTAGGGCTACAGTTGGTAGTAATACCATAGTCCTAAAAAAGTACGCCGGGATGGGAAACGCGACAACCTTTCCCATTCAGTCCGTTGCTTTTGCAATGATAGCCACTGCGGCTATCCTTGGTCAAACTAAGGAGCTGAGTTATGAGAAAGTGTTGCGTGCGAGTCGAAATGTCCAGGTTTTCGGTGATGATATCATCGTACAATCTGAACATTTTGAGGCTGTTGCTGACTGGATCAAATGCTTTGGTCTTAAGATCAACCGAAGCAAGACTTTCTCTGAAGGAAACTTTAGAGAAAGTTGTGGCGTTGACGCCTACGGTGGAACAGATGTTACACCGTGCTATCTTCGTCACGATCCAGCTGGTCCCTACAAGGACCCGTCTCATGTTGCAAGTCTGGTGGAATCCTCTAACCACTTGTGGTTATCAGGCTACTACCAGGCTTCGGAATTCATCCGAACAAGTGTGGAATCTTCCATTGGAAGACTTCCTCTCGTTCGAAAGGATTCCCATGGGCTCGGGTGGCATACCAGATTGGACGCGACTGAGATCCAGAGATGGAATCCCAGTCTTCACAGGTTTGAAGTTCGAACCTGTGTCCTCACTCCCAGAAGGAGAGAGGACGCCCTCTCAGGGTATCCTGCTCTGATTAAGTATTTTCATCTTCCCCAAATTGGGGAGGATGATCCTACTCATCTGAGCTCCTCTGTTCGTAAGTTTTCTTTAAACTTACGACGTAGGTGGGTGCAGTCGTAGCAATACGTCTGTTTTTGTCGCATGTTCAAACATGCGCCAGGGTGACTAGCCTGCTCAGTTTCCAAGTCCTTTGGTTAGCTGACAGGCTAACCTCA